CTGCGTCTGAAAATACAGAGGCAGTTTCAACCGAAACCAAAACAGAAAAAGAGGAAATTGTGGAAAACACAACTACTGAAACTGTTGCGACCGAGGTAGTAGAAACCCCAGCGGTTGAAGCTTCTCGCCCAACAATTGCAGCACCTATTTACACTCGTCCTCGTCTTGAGTTCACAAAGGAAAAATTCCTAGAGAACACATTACGCGCACAATATTTAAATGATGATTCAGCTCGCGAGTATCTACGCGCCGCCGCCGATACAACTGACAACGCAGGTTTAATTCCTACTCGTCAACTAACTGAGGTAATCAATCCTCTTTCAAATGCTGATCGTCCATTTATTGACAGCATTTCAACAGGCGCATTACCAGATGCGGGAATGACTTTTGAAATTCCTAAATTAACTCAAGCACCAACAGTTGCAGAAACAGCCGAAGGCGCAGCACCATCTGAAACTGACCAAAACGTGTCCTTCTTGAGCGTTAGTGTTAAGAAGTACGCTGGCAGCCAGAAATTCAGCGTTGAGTTACTTGACAGGTCGTCTCCAGCATTTTTCTCAGAGTTGGTACGTCAAATGGAATTTGCTTATGCAAAGGCAACTGATGCAGCAGTAGGAAACGTAATTGCTCAAGTTGCAACAGATGGCGGAAACCGTACACTTACCGCCGCCAATATCCAAGACTTCATTTCAGATGCCGCAGTTTCCATTTATTCTGGAACTCTCGGCTTTGCTGAAAACATTGTTGTTTCACCTGAGCAATGGGGTGCATTGATGGGGTTAGTAGATGGCTCAAACAGAGCAGTCTTTACTCAAACAATCAACCCTCAAAATGCTTCAGGTAATTTGACGCCAACCAATGTGCGTGGAAATATCGGTGGTTTAAACCTACGTGTTTCACGTTATCTATCTGGCACTGGTGATGCTTCAATGATTATTCTTAATCCATCATCATTTACTTGGTATGAGTCATCAAAGTACCGTTTAGAAACCAATTTGATCTCTACTGGTCAAATTGAGGTTTCTTACTATGGCTATGGCGCAATTGCGAACAAGGTTGCTGCTGGAGCTTACAAGTGGATGGTTGCATAAACTTTCCTTAAGAGGAATAACCTGTAAAGGGGCGTTGGAAGCCTTCGCCCCTTTACTTTTAAGAAAGGCAAACAATGGCAGCTACATACGTTACTGAAGCCGAGCTTAGAGCGAATTTACAATTAGGAAATTTGTATTCGTCAGCAACGGTTGAGGAAGTCTGTCAGGCTGCCGAAAATATTATTAAAAGTTATTTGTGGTTTAATGATTACAACGTTATTGCCAGAGAGTGTACAACCACACTAGCCACAATTTATACAGATACAGTTCATGACATACAAATAGGGCAAACAGTAACGGTAGAAAATGTTGCTGCTCATTACAACGGTGGAAATAAAACGGTAACCGCTAAAACAGATTATTCAATTTCTTATGTAATATCTCATAATGCGGCAGAAACAAAAAGAAATGTTAGACCTTACGGAACGGTTGCAGCCCCAACTAATGTTGATTATGCGACGCTTCCAGAAATAAATTTGGCTACCCTTATGGTGGCAACTGAAATTTGGCAAGCCAAACAAGCTGCAAACGGTGGGGCATTAGACCCTAATTTTCAACCAAGTCCTTTTAAAATGGGTTCAACATTAATTGCAAAAGTTAGAGGCTTAATTGCGAATCACTTAGCACCCAATGGACTAATAGGCTAATGACAGTTGCCGTTACAACTCTCAGGGCTTCCATTGCGTCCGCGCTAAGTAATGCGGGGGTGTGGGACACGTTCTCTTATGTGCCAGCCACACCCACCGCCAATAGCGTTGTTCTCAGGTATGCCGACCCAATGCTTGAGCCAAGCAACAATCAATACAATGTTGGGGCAAAAGCAAACTTTACAATAACTTGCATAGTCCCAATGCTGGACAATCAAGCTTCATTAATTGCGTTAGAGGAAATGGTTTGCGCGGTATTTTTAAAACTTGTTGCGTCAAGCCTCAAATTTAACATTGAAAGCGTATCTGCGCCTTCGGTATTGCAGGAAGCTCAAGAGATGATGGTCAGCACAATCAACATAAGCACACTAACAACTTGGAGTTAAACAATGACACTTACAGACGAGGACATTGCCTTTCTTAAAAAGATCGGTCAAATAGCACCACAAGACAAGCCAAAACCAACAATCACCAAGAAAGACGAGGAATAATTCATGGCAACGTTTTTAAATAACAAGGTTGGATTTAAAGTTAACTCTGTTAACTTGTCTGACCATGTAACAGCTTTTACCCTTAACCGCGTTCTTGACCAAATTGAGATCAGCGCGATGGGCGACACCGCACACAAATACACTACTGGGTTAGCAGCTGATACAATAACCGTATCATTTCTAAACGATGATCTAGCTTCAGGCGCAGGTTCAGTAAGAGCTACACTACAAGCCGCTTTCGGTACAACAGTTGCTTTCCAAGCAATTCAAGATACTGCCAGCGCGGTTTCAGGAACAAACCCACTTTATTCAGGTACAATTCTTATTGACAATCTTACCGATATTAATGGTGCGGTCGCTGATATAGGCATGATGGACTTGACGTTTACATGCAATAGCAAAACAGCGTACGCAACCACTGGTACTTGGTCATAACAAAGGACTAAAATGATTAAACTTAAAATAACCAAGGCTTCAGGTGACGTTTCTGAATATGAAATTACACCTGTTATTGAGTTCGCGTTTGAAACTCACTTTAAAAGTGGTTTTCATAAATATTTTAGAGATGAAGAAAAACAAAGCGCGGTCTATTGGTTGGCTTGGGAAGCTGAAAGGCGCAATGGCGTAACTGTTGTGCCTTTTGGTGATAAGTATTTGGAGCAGCTTGTTAAAGTAGAAATTCTTGACGCTGACTCCCCAAATGGATAACGCGGGATTCCTTTCACTACCTCGTTGCTAGGTTAGCAATAACAACAGGACTTCCGCACCAAACGTTTATTGATATGGACAGGGATTTGTTAAAGGCAACTTTAGCGGTTCTCAAAGACGACGCAAAGGCTAGGGAAAATGCCAGCAGAAATAAAAGGTTTAATTGAGCTTCAAAAAGCTCTTAAAGATTACGCCCCTGCCCTAGCTGTGCAACTAGACGATCAAATGGCTGTTGCTCTTGGTGGCATAGTTAAGAAAGCCCAAGATTATGTTCCCAGCAGTTCACCTTTAAGCAACTGGAATTACAGGCGACGATCTGAATTTTACTTTGATGCTCAAGATAATAGATTAAGAAAGTTTCCTTTATTCAACGCCGCAACTGTTGTTTCAAAAATTCAATATAGTTCAACCCCACGCAAAACTAATAGACGCGGATTTAAAGCTGTTTATTACATAATTAACAAATCTGCTGCGGGTGCTATTTATGAAACAGCTGGTAGAAAAAATCCTTCAGGTCAGCCTTGGGTTGGTCGTTTAGGCGACCCACGTCAAAAAGATATTAGTCGTTCAAACAACCCTCAAGCGGGTTCAGATTTTATTCAGGCAATGGGTGAGTTAAAGCAAGGCAACATAGAGAGTTCTACAAAGCGCGGTCGTTACATGAAAGGTCGGTTGATCTTTAGAGCTTGGGCTGAGGACGGTGGCAAAGCTAACGCAGCCGCTTTAACTGCTATTTACAACGCTAACGAGCAATTTAAAAAGAAACAATATTTTAGGAAGGCGTCACAATGAGTATAGTAATTGATATTGCCGCGCAATTTACAGGCAAGAAAGCATTTACTCAAGCTGAGAACGCTGCCGATAAACTGGCTAGAAACGTTAAACAAGCTCTCATTGGTGTCGGTGTTACCGCTTTTGCTAAGTCAGCGGTTAGTGCGTTTGCTGCTCAAGAAAAGCAATTAGCACTCTTTTCAAACTCGCTACGCAACATAGGTTTTGAGTTTGCAACCTCAGACTCACTAGCATTTTTAAACAGTTTAAAATTACAATATGGAGTTGCAGATCAGCAGTTAATTCCTGCATACCAGCAATTACTAACCACAACCCGAAGTCTTGCAGCCTCACAAAACCTTACCAACATTGCACTAGATATTGCTGCTCGTCAAAACATTAGTGTAGTACAAGCCGCAGACGCTTTAAGCAAGGCTTATCTAGGAAACACAAAAGGCTTAAACGGATTAGAATTAGGTTTAAGCAAAACAACTCTTGCTTCAGGTGATTTTGCTTTAATCCTAAAAGAGATAACTAACATTACAAAAGGCGCAGCTTCAAGAGCAGCCGATACTTTCTCTGGCAAACTAGCTAAGTTAAAGGTTGCAGCCGACATGGCTAGAATCAGTATTGGCGCAGGTCTTGTTGAAGCAATGATGCGTATTAGTGGCGCAACAGATATAGACCAATTACAAACAAAGATTATTAATTTTGGTGAATCTACTTCCCAAGCCTTAATTAGAATTGGACAGTTAATAAAAGATAACATTGTTTTGGTTAAGTCTTTTGCAGCTGTCTTACTTGCTGCCTTTACAATCAATAAGATAGCCGCTTTCATAACAGCATTAGGCACAATTGTTAAAACCGTTAAAGTTCTTAGAAATGCTTTACTAGCTTCGGCAATTGCTAGAAACTTCCTATTTAGCCCATTGGGTGCAGCTGCTATGACTGCTGGCATGTTTGCCGCTATTGGCTTAATGATTAAAGGCGTTGACGCAATTAGTGAATCTGCTACTAAAGCAACTGGAAACCTACAAAGCATGTTTGCCGCTGGCGGTTCAATGGCTGGAGGCGATCAAGGCGGTGCGGCTAAATTCGCCGAGGGTGCAGCTGCTAGAGCTGCCAAGGAAGCCAAGGCTGCCGCACTTGCCCAATTAAAAGCAACTAACGCACAAACCAAGGCTATTAAAGATCAGGCTAAACTTAAAAAGGCAAGCGGCTTGCTTGACATGGAACAAATACAAATCATGGCAGCCTTGCAGAATCAATTAACCGAGGACGAGAAACTTAGACTATCTTTACAACTTGCTTTACTTACAGAAAACGCAGCTGAGGCAGACCGTTTAAGCAATCAATTAGCGTTATCACAATTACAAACAACAGGCTTAGCAAGAGCAATTCAAAACTTACCACCTGCCCTAAATCCTTTACAAGATTATCCTAATTATATTAACAAAGCCATAACCGATATTTCCTTAATACAAGACGCATTAAATAAACTTAAAGCCCCTGTTCTAACTGTTCAAGTCAACACCGTTAATACAGGCGGTGGCGGTGGCGGTGGCGGTATTAGCGGCGGTGGCGGAGGCTCACCAATTGTTCCAGTTCCTTTTGCTGGCATACCATTAGGCGGCGACATTGGCGGAGCAGCAAAAGCTTTAGAATATGCGGCGAAAAAGAATCAAGTTACATTAAATACACAAATGCCTGATTGGCAAAGTTATCGCGCTGGAGAACGAGAAACCAAAGTTACTGTCAACGTCCAAGGTAATGTTATTTCTAATAGAGATTTAACTGACTCATTACGCATGGGATTACTTGACTCAAGTGCATCGGGTTCATTTACTCTATCCAATAGAGCTACTAGAGGCGATTAATGGTTTTACCTGCAACGCTTGACATATCTCTAGATTTCTCGTCGGGAGCTACTTTCGGTATCGGGCTTACCCTTGACGACCCTGTTAACGGTTTATTAGATACAGGCATTTTAGCCGAAACAACAACTCCGTCATTAGTAGCTGATTTAACTCCAGATGCAAGGCGAATAAGCATAAGGCGCGGACGTAATTTAATTAGAGATACTTACGAGGCTGGAAATGCTACTGTTAGAATTTACGACCCTAACGGAAACTTTAACCCACAAAACACTAGTTCGCCTTATTATGGTCAATTAACACCTTTAAAGAAATTAAGAATTTCTGCCGCTTATAGCGGAGTAACTTACTATTTGTTTAGCGGCTATACAACGGATTACATTTATTCTTACGATCAAGGCGAGAACGTTTCCTATGTGGACATAAACGCTTCAGACGCTTTTAGATTGTTTAACTTAGCAGCTGTAACCACAATAACAGGACAAGCCGCTGGGCAAGATACTGGCACTAGAATTGACAAGATTTTAGATACAGTAGATTTTCCTGTCAGCATGAGGTCAATTTCCGTAGGAGATACTTTAACCCAAGCTGATGCTGGCAGCTCTAGGACTTCATTGTCAGCGATTAAAAACTGTGAATTCTCAGAACAGGGGGCATATTATGTCAGCCCCTCTGGCAACGTTGTGTTTAAAAACAGATCAGAGGTTATAGGCAGCGCAGGTGACACTCCTATTGAGTTTAACCAAACTACTGGGATTCCTTACAAAAACGTAAAGTTTGCCTTTGATGATAAATTGATTGTGAACCAAGCAAACATAACTCGTTTGGGCGGTGCTACCCAAGTTTTTATTGACGCCGATAGCGTTGCGACCTACTTCCCTCACTCAATTACCAGCTCTGATCTAGTCGTTCAGACAGACGCAGAGGCAGCCAATATTGCGGCTATTTACGTTGCGTCAAGGTCAGATACAACCATTAGAATTGATGAAATGAGCATTGACTTACTTGACTCCAATGTGCCGACTGACACGCTCCTTGGCATGGATTATTTTACTAATGTTCTAATTACCAACATACAGCCTGACGGTTCTACCATTACAAAAAACCTTCAGGTTCAAGGCGTTGCTTGGGATATAACCCCTTCGTCTTGGATTGGACATTTCAGCACCCAAGAAACCTTGGTTGATGGATTTATTTTGGACGATATTTATTATGGTCAGTTAAATGACGATATACTTAGCTACTAGGGGGATAACAATATGGCAGCAGGACTAGGGTTTAAAACGTTTGCAGTTGGTGAAGTTCTTTCCGCCGCAAACGTCAACGGATATTTAATGCAGGGCGTTCTTGTTTTTGCAGACGCCGCCGCACGATCAGCCGCAATCACTTCACCTCAAGAGGGTCAAACCTCATATCTTAAGGACACCGACGTAATACAGGTGTACTCAGGTTCAGCATGGGTTACTAAGTCAGGTGGCTCATCACCTTTAACAACTAAGGGCGATCTTTATACTTACTCAACAACCGACGCAAGATTGCCAGTAGGCACAAACGGACACACACTTGTAGCGGATAGTGCGGAAGCAACTGGTCTAAAATGGGCTGCTCCTGCTGGCGGTGGGAAAGTGTTGCAGGTTGTTCAAGCAACATCTAGCACAGTAACAACAGTTGCAAGTACTACAATGACTGATAGTGGTTTAAGCGTAACGATCACTCCAACATTATCATCAAGCAAAGTTTTGATTTTAGTAAGTCAGGGCTTGCTATTAGCAAGAAATTCAGACAGAGCATTAGGTGGATGGCGTTTAATGAGGGGTGCTACTGAAATTTTAAATGGTAATGATGGTTTCTTTATTTTAGCAAATCTTGGCGGTTCTACTTATCAGACTAATATGCAGGCATATTTTGCATTAAATTATTTAGATACCCCATCAACAACATCTGCAACAACTTACAAAACACAAATAAAAGTTAGTACAACAGCCGATAATGGTAAAATACACGGTCAAGGTGAAAATGGTGTAACAAGTTCAATTATTGCTTTAGAAATAGGTGCGTAATGACATTTTATTTAGTTGATGCAATTAGATTATTAAAACCAACCGCTGAGTTTTCATTTACTGATAATGATTATTCAACAATTAAATGGGATGTACTAGAAGGAGATGCTCCTACTCAAGTAGAGATTGATGCTGCAATTGAGCAGGTCAAAGCAAATGAAATTGCGAAAGCCCAAGCAAAGGCTCAGGCTAAAGCAGTATTACTTGAACGCTTGGGTTTGACCCAAGAGGAGTTCAATACCCTCACAGCATAATCTTGAGGAATTGTGTCTAAATGAAACCATGGTTATCAAAAGCGGCTGCTCAATTACGCAATCAGGTAGATGATTCTTACGGAGATCGCCAGCGCAAAAGTGATGGGTGGATTGCTGACGATCATCACAAACGCAGAGGTAAAAGCGATCACATACCCGACGCGTCAGCCAACTTTGTTGTTAGAGCAATTGACATTGACGCTCGCCTTTCTGACGACAAACGAGCTTCAGCATATTTGGCAGATCAGATTAGACTCTACGCTAAACGTCATGGACGTATTCATTATGTAATTCATTTAGGCATGATTGCTTCGCCAATTCTAAATTACAAGTGGCGTCGCTATCGCGGATACAGTCCGCATAACCACCATTTGCACCTTTCTTTCCGCAAAGACCAAGATAATAATTCTGATTTTTTTGATATACCACTACTAGGAGGCAAGTAATGAAAATAAGTAATAAGCAAAAAGCAATATTAAAAGCATATTTTAAAGGAGTTCTTGTTTCGTTTTTAACATTTATTGCAAGCAATGAACTTGGCTTTGACCCAACAGTTTCAGTAATTCTTGCCGCCCTTGCTCACCCTGCGGTTAAAGCCTTAGATAAAGCTGATGATGATTTTGGCATAGGCAGTAAAGAGTAATGTCAGCCCTTGAGTGGGCTGGCTTCGCTGCTGGAATTACCACAACATTAATCGGAGTGCTGGCTGGCTTACGCTGGCTAGTAAAAGGTTGGCTGAACGAGCTTCGCCCCAATGGCGGGAGTTCAATGAAAGACCAGTTGACCTCATTACAACAAGAAACAACACGCCTTTCAGATCGCATTGATGAGCTGTTTATTGTCATTAGCAGGAAGTAAAATAAACCTATGGCAACAAAGCGTAAACCTAAAAAGAAAGTAGCTAAAAGACGCAGGACTACTAAAGAGCCTGTACTTACTAAGCTAGATTATTGGGCTATTGCAGCCAACGAAGTTTATATGGCTTGCCGAAAAGCAAACATGGACGAAGGCACAGCTCTAGCGTTTGCAATGGATAGGTCTAGTTATCCTGATTGGATTGTTGACACGACAGACCCAATTAAAAACCCATTAGACGACTTTGACGAGGACGAATAAATTAAGCGAATCGTTCTGATTTCAGACTTACAAATTCCATACCATGACCCAATTGCAACTAGAAACCTTGTACGCTTTATTGCAAAATGGAAACCGCACCAAGTCGCAACGGTCGGAGATGAAATTGACCTCCCTCAGCTCAGTAAATGGGAACGCGGGTTGGCGGGTGAATTCGCTGGAACACTTGACAGAGATCGCCAAATTACTAAGCAAGTCCTTTACGACTTACAGGTAACAGATATGGTCAGGTCTAACCATACAGACCGATTATGGAATTCAATCAAAACTAGGCTGCCAGCCTTTGCCTCATTACCTGAATTAAAGTTTGAAAACTGGCTTGGCTTGCCTGAGTTAGGAATTAAGTTTTGGCGTGAACCCATGCCGATTGCCCCTAATTGGATTATCCTGCATGGGGACGAAGGACAGGTATCTCAAAAAGGTGGTCAAACAGCCCTAGGATTGGCTATAAGGCATGGTAAGAGCGTGGTGTGTGGGCATACTCATCGTGGGGGTTTAGCCTCTGTTACAGCCTCGTCAGGGGGCAAAATAGGGCATACCTTGTTTGGTCTTGAAGTGGGAAACTTAATGTCGTTTTCCTCTGCAAAATACCTAAAAGGTGGCAGCGGCAACTGGCAGCAAGGATTTGGTCTTTTGTATGTACAAAACAAGAAAGTTGCGCCTGTATTTGTGCCTATTGAAAAAGATGGCAGCTTTATAGTTGAAGGTAAAACCTATGGGTAGGCAGACCGATTACGAGCCTAGAGATATTGACGAACAGATTGACGCTTTTGATGAACTGGGGCTATTGTAACAAAAGCGTTATAGAACACGCCCATAGATGGGTTGTAAATGTCAGACCGAAGCCTCACAATTTCCTTATCCAAGTTAACGGAACTTGGTCTAACGGAAAGGCTTTAAATGAAAACCAAACATGCTAAAAACTTAGCTAATGTACAGTTAAATCCACTTGACTTTGAACGATTGACAGAAAGTCAAATGGAGTTCAAAGGTCAAAACTGGGAAGTGCAAGAGTTTCGCTTTGACCAAGAAATGAATTTTAACCATGAGTATATTTTTTGGACTGAAAGCTACGCTGCTCTTGTGCTTGCTACTCATTTCCTTGACCAAGTAGGTCACGCCTATTCAATTGCTTATGACAGCGCAGTTGAGATGTATTGCTTTACAACCGACTACGCAAGCTCTTGGACAAACTAATGACAATCAACGGACTAACAATTTTGTGGTTTATGATTGCAAGTGGATTACTTTCTTGGGCTGTCAGCTTATGGCATAAGGAAATCTATAATCAGGGTTACTGGAGGGGCAGGGCAATAGGTTGGGAATCGCACCGACGATTGACCAACATACAAAAACAGTCAGATGAGGTATTTGACTATGAAAAGAACTGAGGAACTCCTTGATGAAATCCACACAACCCTCGCAGCTAGAGGCAGCATTTATGGAAGCCCAGAACAAAATCACCGACGAATTAGCGAACTCTGGTCAGGCTATTTGGACACTTACATTTCGCCTGAACAGGTCGCAATGTGCATGCTGCTCGTCAAAGTCGCACGTCTTAGTCAAACAAGTGACCATGATGACTCACTCCGAGATTTGTTTGGATACGGAATCATCTACGGAAAGATTGTTAGAGAAATGAGGGGTGAGGACGATGGCATTTAATATAAACGACTATGAAACGGTAGAGGTGCGTCTTGCTAAATTTATTGCTGAATATCCTGACTTTCGTATTTATACTGAGTTGCTTGAGTCTAGTGCTACGCGTTTTATTGTCCGCGCTTCAATATATCGTACGGAGCTTGATGCCCACCCTTGGGCAACTGGTCTTGCTTATGAGATGGTTACGGATAGAGGCGTCAATTCAACTTCTGCACTGGAGAACGCGGAAACTTCTGCTCTTGGGCGCAGCCTCGCTAACGCTGGATACGCAGCTAAAGGCAAGCGACCAAGCCAAACTGAAATGGCTAAAGTCGTTGCAGCGGAAACTCCTGCCCAAAGCTTTAAAGAAAAGCTAGAGCAACGTCAAAACATGTATGGCGCAGCGGGGAGCAAGTCAGGTCAGATTGAAACTATTTTGCGAGATAGTTTTGCAGCTGATAAAAAGCCTGAGCCTGTTGTGTGGTCAGTTGGGGAGGTTGTTGATGCAATAGGTAGTTCAACACCTAACCCACCGCCTGAGTGCGAGCATGGGCATACGCTCAAACAGGGTATCAGCAAGGGTGGAAAAACTTACTATGGATACGTTTGCAAAGGTAACGTTAAAGAACACGCCGTTTGGGCAAAGCTCTCAGCAAATGGCAGATGGTTCTTTGAAGGGACTGAGTAATGGGCGATATGGAAATAATTGACTCAACTGGAGTTAGGGCTACATTTACAGATGATGGAGTTGTGTTAGATGTAGTGCCATTGTCAGAGTGTTGTGAAATGTGCAATGACCCAAGGCTAATAACCATAGACGGTATAAAAAAATGCGTTGCGTGTGGTTGCATTAACCACATTGAGCTAAACCATCATGGCTGAACCAATCCGTCAGGTTTACGGTGATGGCAGAAAAGAAAAGTTGGTGGCTACTTGGCTGGCTGCCAACTTTCGTTGGGAGTTGTATCCAACACCTAGGTTTTACTTTATGGACTTTCTTGTTAACCAAGTCAAAGATGGTGGCTACGCAAACTACATAGGCGGGCTAGAGGTCAAATGGCTTAATAAATCAATAAATGAGGAGGTTAAGTTCCCTTTACAAAAGCTTCAAAAGATGTGGCTGACTGAGCCTGTTGATGATGAACCACAAGCATTTAACCGTATCTGCATTAGATATAACGATGGCGTCTTGCTTGCCCCAGCGAGTGCCTTTAGGTATGGCAGACCTGTTTATGGGCTAACTAGAGCTGATACAAACGAACATGATTTCAATGTTGTATTTACAGCTGCTCAGGATTTGACTAGATACATAATAAACGCTGTCATTGATGAGTGATTTAACGTGGGTATTTAAATGCAATAAGTGTGCTAAACCCATGCTTTTCCATGAATTAGCTGATTTTGATGCAGGTCAAGAACATGTAGTTGTTATGTGTGTTAAGTGTGAAAACGCAGGGGTAAAGGCTAGAATTGAGGCTATGACTGATAAAATAGTTGTCCGCTGCACAAAATGTGGGGCTTGGAAACTTGAAAGCGGCAGCTGTTACGTATGCAAAAAGATCAATGCCCAGAGTGTCTAGGGTATAACACCAACACTATTAAAGCTGGTAGGGAGTATTTACATGACTGCAATAACTGTAAACATGAGTGGGTTGAAGGCTACGGATAATCATGATATTGATTGGGTTTACCAAAACAAGCTAAGAGAACAATGGTTAAAAGATAATCCACAGGCTGTGTATATTGGTTGGACTTCAATATGAAATTTAAAGTTGTAGATGAATTTACGCACAAACTTGACAACGTGAGTACACTATCAGCAAGCGACGCGCCTTTAAGCGCGAACGCGAGCCGCTTCAGCGGATTGCTCGCGAGTTCGTTGCTGTTAGTTATTGGGGCAGCTCTTTGCTTAATGGTATTTAGCCTTTATTCTAAAACAATTGATTCCTCTTTAGCCTTATCTAAAAAGCCTGTATCTATGATTTCATTTAAAGAATACGCATTGTTAAAGATAGAGAGTAGGAAACAGTATAAATGTTTGGCTATCTTGTATGGTAAAGAGAGTGCTTGGAATCCTTTAGCTGTTGGTAACTTAGATGGTATTCATAGGGTGTATGGCATACCCCAAGGAAAGTCAGAATATCTAAGTAGAGTTGATGGTTACAAACAGATAGACTGGGGACTGTCGTATCTAGCACACAAATATAAATTAGATAATGATGGCTACATTAATGCGTGTGCTGCATTAGATCATTTCAAGAAATGGAATTGGCATTAGTAAAAAAGCATTAGGTACTGCCCGTTGGAAAAAGACTAGGTTATCTGTACTCATGCGAGATGGGTGGGTTTGCAGCTATTGTGGCACGAACCTAGATGAAACCAACGCAACAGTTGACCACATACAAAGCAGGGTTAGTGGTGGGGACATTTTCAATTTAGAGAACCTAACCTCAGCTTGTAGGCGATGCAATCAATCTAAAGGCGCACGAATAAAACCGCGTTTTTTAAGCCCTTATTCTAC